CACCCTCGATGCGCTCACGCCGCCGACGGCCGCGGCCTGATCCGCGGCAGCCGGCCAAGGTGGCCGCCACGAGCGGCCACCCTGACTTCAATACATATGCTGCCCGCCATTGATGGCAATATTGGCGCCGGTCAGATACCCCGCCAGGTCCGACGCCAGATAGGCCACCAGCCCCGCCACTTCCGCCGGCTTGCCGAGCCTGCCGACGGGAATCTGCGGCAGGATGCGCTCGCGCAGCACATCCTGCGGCACTTTCTCGACCATGGCGGTGTCCAGGTAGCCGGGCGAGACCGTGTTGACCGTGATGCCGTGGCGCGCCATTTCCAGCGCCAGTGACTTGGTGAAGCCATGCATGCCAGCCTTGGCCGCGGCGTAATTGGCCTGGCCGAAAGCACCTTGCTGGCCATTGACCGAAGAGATATTGATGATGCGCCCCCAGCGCTGCGCGATCATCGCCTCGAGCACCGGCCGGGTCATATTGAACACGCTGTCGAGATTGGTGCCCATCACCGTATGCCAGTCTTCCTGGCTCATCTTGCGCATGCTGCGGTCGCGCGTGATACCGGCGTTGTTCACCAGGACGTCGATGCGGCCGAGGTCGCCCAGATCGGTGGCGAAGGTGTGCAGCTGCGTGCCCTGGGCCTGCACATCGGCCTGCAGAGCATCCAGCCCCGCCTGCCCGCGGGCGCAGGCCGAGACCTGCGCACCGGCGCGGGCGAAGGCCAGCGCCAGTTCGCGGCCGATGCCCTTGCTGCCACCGGCGATCAGCACCCGGCGGCCGGTGAAATCGAGGGTCGGAGCCCCTGTGGGGATCCGACCCTGAGTGGTCGGCACGGCATGGGTCGGATCCCCGGAGGGGCTCTGACCCATGTGCATGGCCGGACCGTTTGCCATCACAGGTCGAACTTGATGCCCTGGGCCAGCGGCAGCGAATCCGAATAGTTGATGGTGTTGGTCTGGCGGCGCATGTAGACCTTCCATGCATCCGAACCGGACTCGCGACCACCGCCGGTGTCCTTCTCGCCACCGAAGGCGCCACCGATTTCCGCGCCCGAGGTGCCGATGTTGACGTTGGCGATGCCGCAGTCCGAACCGGCCGCCGACAGGAAGCGCTCGGCAGTCTTCAGGTTGGTGGTGAAGATCGACGAGGACAGGCCCTGCGGCACGCCGTTCTGCATGTCGATGGCTTCGTCCAGCGTGCTGTACTTCATCACGTACAGGATCGGCGCGAAGGTCTCGTGCTGCACCACTTCATCGCTGTTCTTCAGGCCGGTGACGATGGCCGGCAGCACGAAGTTGCCGGGGCGGTCGATGCGCGTGCCGCCGGTTTCGATGGTGCCGCCGCTGGCCTTGGCCTTTTCGATGGACGCCAGGAACTGCTGCACGGCACCGTCGCTGTTGAGCGGGCCCATCAGGTTGGCCGGGTCGGTCGGATCGCCGATCTTGCCTTCCACCTGCTTGTACGCCTTGACCAGCGTGGCCAGCACGTCGTCATGGATGGATTCGTGCACGATCAGGCGGCGGGTGGTGGTGCAGCGCTGGCCGGCGGTGCCGACAGCACCGAACACGATGCCGGGAATGGCCAGCTTCAGGTCGGCGGTTTCGTCGAGGATGATCGCGTTGTTGCCGCCCAGTTCCAGCAGGCAGCGGCCAAGGCGGTGGGCGACCTTCTCGGCGACCGTGCGGCCGACCTGGGTCGAGCCGGTGAAGCTGATCAGCGGCACGCGCTTGTCGGCCACCATCTTTTCCGACAGCGCGGTGCCGGCGTCGTTGATCAGGAAGAACAGGTCCGGGAAACCGGCATCGCGCAGCGCTTCATTGCAGATGCGCATCGAGGCGATGGCGGTCAGCGGGGTCTTGTTGGACGGCTTCCACAGGCAGATGTCGCCGCAGATCGTGGCCAGGAACGAGTTCCATGCCCACACCGCCACCGGGAAGTTGAACGCGCTGATGATGCCGACCAGGCCGAGCGGCTGGTACTGCTCGTACATGCGGTGGCCGGGGCGTTCGGAATGCATGGTGTAGCCGTACAGCATGCGGCTCTGGCCCACGGCAAAGTCGGCGATGTCGATCATCTCCTGCACTTCACCGTCGCCTTCAGGCTTGCTCTTGCCCATTTCCAGCGCGACCAGCGAACCCAGCGCATCCTTGTGCTTGCGCAGCGCTTCGCCGCACAGGCGCACGGCTTCACCGCGACGCGGGGCCGGCGTGGTGCGCCAGACCTTGAAGGCTTCCTGGGCGCGCGCGATGACGGTTTCGTACTCGGCTTCGGTGGTGGCGCGGACCTGCGCGATCGGCTCGCCCGTGGTCGGATTGATCGGGGTGATCAGTTCACCGCCGGTAGCGCTCGACCACTCCCCGTTGCCCAGGTAGGTGCCAGCGTTGATCGCGTCCAGACCAAGGGACTTGAGCAGCTCGGAAGACATGCAGACTCCTGTGTTTCGTTACGTTGTGTTTGGTGCCGCCGCGGGCAGGTGGGGGCGCGACGAACTGAGCCGCCGATGGTAGCAGAGCGCCCGGATTGACCATGGTGCGCCGCGCCAGTGGCAATGGCGTGGCAGATGAAAGCTTGGAGGGCAGGGCGGCTTGCCTGTAAACTTGGCGGCTGCATGGCCCCGTAGCTCAGCTGGATAGAGCGTCCCCCTCCTAAGGGGAAGGTCGCCCGTTCGAATCGGGCCGGGGTCACCATAATCAATGGCTTAGGTCAGCGCGGTGGCGTTCAATTCCCACTGTTTCCCGCAAATCCACAGGATTTGGTCCCAGTGGTCCCAGTGGTCCCGCTCAGTACCTGAGCTTCGCCACAGCGCCATCGTCGCCTTCAGGCGTCAGATGGGCGTAGTACTTCTCGGTCGTGGCGTAATCGGCGTGGCCGGCCAGGATCTGCACTCTTCGCAGCGGCACCCCAGCGATGACCATATGAGCGCAGAAGGTGTGCCGTAGCCGGTGGAGGCTGCCACCGACTCCCGCACGCTTGGCATCCGAGGCGAACCAGTCGGATACCGTGTCCTTGTGCACGGCAACCAGCGGATCGGGTAGGTGGCGCAGCGCCCAGCGCGCATACCGGTTCAGTGGCACCTCGCGCCACTTGCCCGACTTGGTGCGCCCCTCGCCATCTTCGTCTGGATCGCTCTCGACCCTGAGCTTCCGCCCGGTCACCGAATCCTTGCCCAGCCCAACCAGCTCGCCGCGGCGCAGGTTCCGCTACGAGGGTAGCGGCCGGAAGGCACGGCACACCGTGGCCCTGGTGTCGTGGACGGACCCTGACGACTTCGGTCGGCAGAAGGTGGAGGTTGTTCAGCACCTCGACGCCATCGCCCGCTATGGCGTCAACCAGACCGAAGTGACCGCGATCGGTTGCCACTCGCGGGGCCAAGCGCAGCGTGTGGGCAACCACATTCTCTACACCGAGAGCCTGGAGACGGAGACCGTCACCTTCTCGGTGGGCCTGGACGCCCTGAACTGCATGCCGGGCGACGTGATCCAGGTGGCCGATCCCAGCCGGGCGGGCAGGCGTAATGCGGGCCGGGTTAGCGCCGCCAGCGCCAGCAGCCTCACGCTCGATCGCGTGCCGGACACCATGGCCGCGGGCGACACCCTGCGGGCGACGCTGCCCAGCGGACGCACCGAGGGCCGCACCATCAACAGCGTGGACGCAGAAACCGGCATGGTCACCGTCTCGGCACCATGGAGCGACGTGCCGGTTCCTCAATCGGTATGGGCCACCGAATCGAGCGACTTGGTGCTGCAGCTATTCCGCGTGATCTCGATCGCGGAGGGCGAGGATCTGACTTACAGCGTCACCGCGCTGAAGCACGTGCCAGGGAAGTACGCCGCGATCGACGACGGCACCCGTCTGGAGCTGCCGCCGATCAGCATCATCCCGCCGAGCGTGCAGCCGCCGCCGACCAACGTGACGCTGTCCTCCCACGTGGTGATCGAGCAGGGCATCGCCACCCCGACGCTGACCATCCAGTGGGACGCAGCAGACAAGGCCATCGCCTACGACGTGGAATGGCGCCGGGACGACCTCAACTGGGTGCGCGCGGGCCGGGTGGCCACCAGCAGCATCGAGGTGCCCGGCATCTACGCTGGCCAGTACCTCGCGCGCGTGCGGGCGGTGAACGCGCTCAATGCCGTCTCGCTGCCGGCCATGAGCCCGCTGACCACGATCGCGGGCAAGACCGAGCCGCCGCCGGCGGTTACCTCGCTGACCGCCACGTCCATCGTGTTCGGCATCCGACTGGCGTGGGCATTCCCGCCCGGGGCGACGGACACGCAGCGCACCGAGATCTGGCGCAGTCCCAGCCCCAATCGCGAGACCGCGACGAAGCTGGGCGACTACGCCTACCCGCAGAACCGGCTGGAGCTTGATGGCCTGGCCGCCGGCGCCCGCTTCTACTTCTGGGCCCGGCTGGTGGATCGAAGCGGCAACATCGGCCCGTGGTATCCCGCCGACACCGGTGTGATGGGAGAGGCCAGCACCAACCAGTCGGACTACGACGCGTACTTCTCCGGCAAGATCAGCGAGAGCGCGCTGGGACAATCGCTGCGCGACAAGATCGACAGCATCGACCAGATCGTTCCGCTGATCTGGGACGCTGCTGCGACCTACGAGCCGGGCCAGACCGTCGTGCACAACGGGAAAATCTGGAGCTGGCAGGGAACCGAGCCAAGGAACGAGGAGCCGCCGGGCACGAACTGGCAGGACGTGGGCGACGCGATCGCGCAGGCCGGCGCTATCGTCGGGCGTGTGGATACGCTGGAACTGGAGATCAACGATCCGGAAACCGGCCTGCAGGCGATCGGACAGAAGACCGAGGGCCTGTTCGTGCAGCTGGATGTACAGGCCGCGGGCGATGAGGACTGGGGTGCCGGTGACGAGACGGTTTTCGCCGGGACCATGACGATCCAGACGGTGATCGCCGAGGGCGACTATGCTCAGGCTCAGCGTACCGACACAGTGGAAGCGAAGGTTGGCGACACGCAGGCACTTGTGCAGCAGAACTCCCAGGCTGTGGTCGACATGGACGGCAGGATCAGCGCCTCCTGGACGTTGAAGCTGCAGGTAGCGGCGAACGGACAGTACTACGCGGCCGGTATGGGCATCGGCATCGAGAACCAGCCCGATGGAAGCTACCAGAGCCAGATTCTGTTCCAGGCTGATCGCCTGGCCCTGATCAACGTCATCAACGGCCAAGTGACCACGCCATTCGTGGTTCAGGGGGGGCAGACATTCATCAGCCAGGCCTTGATTGGTGTCGCGTGGATCACCAACGCGAACATCGCCGATGCAGCGATTACCAACGCGAAGATCAGTGGGGCTATCCAGTCTGACGACTACGCGCAGGGTCAGACCGGCTGGCGGATCAACAAGGCTGCCGGCGGTGGGTTCGAGTTCAACGGCACCGTGGCCGGTGGATACCGCCTGAACATCACCAACCAGGGCATCTACATCCGCTACCCGAACGGCAATCTCGCCGTGGAGCTTGGAGTACTGCAGTAATGGCCGACGTCGGACTTCGAGTGCGGAGCGAGAGCGGGTACGTTGAGACTTCAGTCACCACGAAGCTGTCGAAAATGATCGGGTCGTACACGTTCCCGCTCTACAACCCGGTGAGCTCCAACAACAAGTGGGTGGCGCCGCCCGAGGCGAATGGAGGGCTCGTGGTCAACGACTTTCTCGGCGGCGAGCCGTTCTACTACTTCACGTGCGAAGGGCAGAAATCGGCGTACGGAATGCTGGTGCCTTCGGTGACCATCTCGGGCAACAGCATCAACTGGAGTTGGGAGCCTGACGTGGTGAACTACCACGTCAGGATGGAGATGTTCCCAAGCCAGTCGACCTCGAATACCGTCGGCGGCATCACGCTGCACTATGGGGTATACAGCTGATGGCTGTCGGATTGCGCGTAAGGAATCAGGGCACCGGGCAGATCCAGATCGGCCTGGGTTATCGAAACCTGCAGCTGGCCAAGTCTGGGACGCTGGACACTGGGTCATTCAGTGGCTCCGGTAGCGGTCAGCCGCCCTTTGCGTCCATATCACCGCGAGGCTACTTGGCGGCAACCGACGGGACGACGAACCTACACGTCTGTCGCTACATCAATGACTCCGTCTCGACGGTAACCGGGTTTTCGATTGTCCAATCGGGCCTAAGCTGTTTCGTCTTTGCATCCGCCGGCGCTCCGAGCAAAGTGTTTGACTACTACACATTCAGCGCTGAGACCCGCGCCGCTACCGGCCCAGTTGGGCTAAGGATGCGAGACGAGAATGGTGGCGTCTTCTATGACTCAAGACGCAAGGCACTCCGTGTGCTGCAGGTGGTTCCTCTGCCTTCGGTGGCCGGGCCACCGGTTGAAATTGGTCAGTTCTTTCCGGGCACCAGGATCGGCATTGCAATCCCATCGCCGCGGTTCTACTGCAACTCGGCGTCGCAGGATCGATGCACGATGACGGCCGACTACTTCCACATGACGAGCGACAACCGGGTGTTCATCTCCCGGCTGCAGGTGATGCAGCAGACCCTGATCACCAATACCTTTCCCGTTGGTGGCGTAACGATGGGGCCCCAGAACGCCACGATCTTCATCGTGGACCTGACCGAGGTGCCGCTGGGGTTCGGCTGACGGCAGGCCCATCACGCCGCCACAACGCTCTCTGCGGCCAGATTGCGGCCATGTGCTACTCCGCCCAGATCGAAGCCGCTTACCAGAAGCTGGTCCGCATGACCGGCGCCACCGTGTCGCTGCAGGAATTCTCCGCACTCTACGCCCACGATCCGGGCAAGAAGCGGCCCAAGACCCCGAAGGCGGTGGAGGGCGCCTTCGGGATCTATCGATCAGCTGGACGGGCTCAAGTAGAGAGAACAGGCTGATCTATACGGCTAGTTACACGCAGGTAATCGAGGTGCGAACCATCGGGCTCTTTACGCCATCACTGTCTTCCAAGTAGCGGTCCAGTACGATGACGCTGCCTGAAACTGGGTAAGCGGTGGTGCAGCGGGCCACGGCATTAAGCGTGCCTGGCGCGCTTCCAGGGGAAACATACTGCGTAGAGTTCTGGCTACAAAGATAGTTTGGCGGGCAGGTCACAACTTTGCTGCGAAGGTAGAGCGGATAGGTAGGAGACCCTACAAACTGCACGGTGTAAGGGATATCTCTGCGGGGTGGCCCAGTGACTGCCGGCACATTGGTGATCGTCAGCGGCCGGCAATCGGTCTCACCCTTCTTGAACGTGCGGTAGCCCTTCTCGACACCGCGCGTGGCCTTTGCTACGAACTCACTATCCTGAAGTGCGACTGCATCTTCTGTGTTGGTGTGGAACCCGAACTCGATCAAGCTAGTTGGCATTTCGGCCTCGCGCACTTCGGCCTTGTCGTTGCCTTCCACTGCATCAGAGCGAACAATGTAACTTGAATATTTCTCCGATGAATGGATCATCTCTTTCATGTAACAAATTATGTTGCTGGCGAGCTGGGCAGATTGGGGGTCGCTTAACTTCGTCATGACTAGGGCCCCACGCGCAGTCGGTCCGGCTCCATTCGTGTGCAAAGAGATGAATGTCTCGGCATTGATGTGGTTGGCATACTTCGGACGTGCCATTAGATCTTCATCGTATTCACGAAGGTTGCGGCGCGAAGGGTCTTTAGGATTGCCGTTGGGGTAGAGATTCCAGATTTTGGAGCCTTGGTCTGGAAGAATTCGCTTCAAATAGTAGCGTGCAGCCAGCTGTGACCAAGAGAGATTGCTTTCGGTGTCGATTCCAACATCGTTGATCGCCCTCGTATACCGGATATCGGTGGCGTACTGGTAGCTTCGAGCACCAAGGAGATTGCCTAACGAGGCAGCATAGCCTGGGGTTATGAAGTCTTCATGTACGTTGGTCGTGCCGGCGTAGGGATCGGGACGTTGATACCTCCAAGTATTGTTTTCATGGTGGAAGTACTTCCCATGTCCTGGGTTCAGCACTACCAAGCCTGGGACTGGCGTGGCGACCGCGCGGGCACTCGGTTGCCTCTTGCGCTCTTTCACGTACTCGGGAGTAAAAATCTCGTCAAGTGTCTTCCCACCAATTCGCACCCGAATGAATTTGTATTTGACGATGCCGGACAGGTAGTCGCCGAGCTCCATGCTGACTTCTCTTATCTTGTCGCCCAGATCCTCGCCGAACTCCGTTTTCCCTTTAGGTAGGTAGCCCGAGTCAAGATCCAGCCAGACAATATCTGTTGAAGGGTCCGGTGTGATTCTGACCAGTACACGGCGTTCCTGACCCGGTAGCCGCTCCTGCTTATCAACAAATCGCTGCAGCTCAGGCTCAACCTGCAGAAATATGGTAGTGCTCTTGGCAATTGAGGGGAGTGGCTCTGACTCTTGTGGCGGCGCTGGCTGTGAGCTGGCATCGGTTGCAAATGCCAGGGCCAGAATTAGACCCGTGGCAATACAGGCGGTTGTCCTGCTTCGTGTAGCAAACATCATGCATCTCCTTTGCAGATGGATCCCCCACGTTTGAGGGTATCAGCAATGAGCGCGCGATATGAACACTGAGCACGTCTTCTTATGTTGAGAAAAAGTAAATTCGATCGACGGTGGCTCTGCGAACACGAGCGTGCCCCGTAGGGTAATTCCCAGGCATCGGCGCGTCGTTGCCCGATGGTGTCGGCCCGGTAGGGCGGGCATTCTGGCCCTGCCGGATCCGGATCCGGATCCAAGGCCGCAGGCCGCTCAGCCCGGAGGCGCCTGAGCAGCGCCGCGCCGGCTCCATTGCCCGAACGGTTCAGACAGGCCGCCACCCCGTTCGCAGCATTTGCGACTCCCGGTCGTATGCTCCCGGCCATGCTTCCCTCGCACGGCTACCAAGGCTTCCGCTCAGCACCACCACCCTCTGGCTGGGTCCAGATGGGCGACGGCTGGGTTCTGTGGTGGAGTGGCCGGCAGATCGCCCATGTCACGCCGGCAAAGGACGGCGGCGCGCGCGTGCACATGGACGTCAGGAAGATGTGGCAGACCAAGGACGTGCGTGCGGCCAGCATCCAGCAGGGCAAGCGCTACGCCGAGCGGTGGTGCGCGGCCAGGCTCTACCCCGAGCTGAGACTGCGGCAAGCGGTGGCCAGGCTGGTGGACAGCACGCCGACCGAGCTGCCGCCGCCGATGCCCGGCCTGC